GGGAATCCACTATTCTCCTAAGTTTTTGCAATGGTAAAAAAATAGTAATTTTAAGGGCATGAAACTGATAACGAAAGATACCGTTGTCGGCATGCCAATGTCAACCTTTGTATGGATAATGGGGATTATATTCTCAATATTCGTAGCATACTTTGAATTGAAGGCTGAAATAGATGAGGCTAAGATGCTTCCTCCACAAGAGATATCTGCTGAAGAGATTAAAGTTTCTCTCGACGGAATCCAAAGACAGCTTGACGTAATGAATACTAAAATCGACAGACTTGATGAAAGACTTTACGAACTCAATTCTGGAGAGTAAAGGTTGGGAGATGTTTCGTGCCGGGTGGAGACCAACTATAGGTTGGGTGTGTGGGTTGGCACTTTTGTACAACTTTATTGCTAGAGATATTATTGTTATCTTCACGGAACGATATGGTGAACCTGCACAGATGGATCATCTGATTACAATACTTGTAACGATGCTAGGTCTAGGTGGGATGAGGACATATGAAAAAATTAAACAAAATGAAATTAAAGAAACAACAACTAGAGTCGATTAAAGAATTAAGGTCTAAGATGGCAAGACTAACGGACACCATCGCTAGGCTAGAGTTGCATAAGCACCAAGTAGTTCAAGAGTCCATTGCTACAGGTAAAGCCCTTCAAGCAGTAGAGGATAGTATTACGGCTGAACACGGAGCGGATGTATCTCTTAATTTAGAAACAGGAGAAATAAACAAAAAGAATGGGAAAGATATCTAACACTACACAGTACCCAACGGTAACACCTGCTAGTGGGGATTATATGGTTGCAACGGATGTAAGCGACTCTAACAATACTAAGACGGTAACAGTGGGTTCTATGGCTAGCCCTATGTTGGGTTCACTGCCATCTGCTACACCACAGGTAGATGATAAGTTAATTGGTCTAGACACTAGCGACAGTGACAATGCCAAGAAGTTTGTAGTGTCTGATGTATTTAAAGCCCCATCATTAGTAACGGCAGATGTTGCAAATGACCACTTCTTATTGTTAGACGCTAGTGATAGTAGCAACCCAAAGAAAGCTCTCATAACTGACATAACATCTTTGAGTGGGTATGTCGTAGCTATGGATGCTAAAACAGCAGCAGACCAAACGCTTGCGGGTACAGCAACAAAGACGCAGGTTCTTTTAGGAGGTGCTGAAACAAATACTCACGCTGACTTAGCTGCCGATGGGACAATTACACTAAAGAGTTTAGGAAATTACATTATTCAAACAAACTTCAACGTTGGGAATGTCGGAGGTGCGGCATCTACTGTTCATATACGATATGAAATTAATGGTGCTTTAGGCTCTTTGAATGATATGACACATGTTCTCCCCGCATCTACTGTTGTTAGAAATATGAGTATTTCATTCCCTATAAAAGTCACCTCCGTAAATACTACGGTTAAATTTTTCTTTGGTGTAAAGACTGGTGGTAACGCTGGTTTTGTTGGCACATCAACATCAATCAGTGGTATGGCAGGCTCTCCTCCGACAGCCGTTATGGTATATAGAGCAGAGTAATGCAAATCAGAAAGATTTCAATAGGAGCTGATTACAAGAATAGTGCTATGCATTACATCGTAGGGCAGGATGTCCTTGGTGGAAACCATAAGATTCATTTAATAAAAGAAGAGCAGGGTACATTTAAGGTTTGGATTGAGCAGAAAAACGAAGTAATGCTGTGGAAGTCCTTTGGCCCTAATATGCCTGTATCAGTAGAATATAATATTAATTTTTAATGCAATCACCATATTGCTTCATCGTAAAGCCTGAGGGTGGCTTGCGATACAACAATGAGAATGAGTTTGGTCTTATCCTAAGCAATACTCACGAAGACCACACAATCACTAATCGGAAAGCGTTAGTGGTAGAAACTCCTATTGGATACAAGGGGGATATAAAAAAGGGAGACACCCTGATAGTTCATCACAACGTATTTAGAACTTACAATGATATGAAGGGTAGGCATCGAAGTGGCAGGAGCTACTTGAAGGATGACCTGTTCCTTGTTGATCCGGATCAATTCTTTATGTACTCGCACAAGGGAGGATGGAAGTGCCCAGGTAAGTATTGTTTCGTTAAGCCTACGGGAGAACACCTTACAGGAGAAATGAAGTACATCAATAAAGAACTAGAATCATTAGGCATACAAGCTGGTGATTTAGTATCTTTTACTCCTGACAGCGAATACGAGTTCGACATAGATGGAGAAAAACTATATAGGATGTTCACTAAAAACATTGCTATTAAGTGGAAAAAGTAGAGAGGTGGCTTAGTTGCGGATGTAAGCTCGTAAAGGTAAAAAGTAAATACAGATGGCAGAGATGTCCTAAAGCAGTAGAGATATATGAGCAATTCGAAAAAACAAGAGATTGGCGGTGGGACAAAAAGTACAGTGAACACTTCCAAGATAAAGTCAGAGATTATTGATGCAGGATATAAGGCTGTAAATCAATTAATAAAGGTTGCTCAAGAGGAGATAATAAAGCCTGACCCTGAGGACGAGCTCGCTGCTGACAGGCTCAAGAATGCTGCCGCTACAAAGAAGCTAGCCATATTCGATGCGTTCGAGATACTATCAAGAATTGAAGCAGAGAAGGAGACGCTAGCCACTTCAAATAAGAACACTTCATTCAAAGGATTTGCAGAGCGAAAGTCAAAATAAATTATACGAAGTAGTAAACGACTACATACCAAAGGCTGTTCTAGTTAAGAAGAACAAGTCTAAGTCGTGGACGTATGGGTATGATGCGAAATATAATCTTGTTGTAATATCTAGGAATGGGACGTTAGGAGAGGTATACAATATCAATGGCCTGAAGGTGGGCCTTCCTGCAAAGCCTAGGAATGTATTTAAAAGGTCTAACAACCAAAGAGAACAATATTGGGAGAGAGAGGAATACCCTCGTCAGTTAAAAAGAATCAAGACTATATTCCAATGGAATGATATGTCTTCGGACTTTAAGGACTCTTGGGTTGATTATATAGAGAGGGAGTTTGATAGAAGGGAGCACGGGTTTTGGTTTTATAACGCTGACACTCCAACATATATTACAGGATCACACTACATGTATTTGCAGTGGACTAAGATTGATGTTGGATACCCTGACTATAGAGAGGCTAACAGAATATTCTACATCTTTTGGGAGGCGTGCAAGGCAGATAAGAGATGCTTCGGCATGTGCTACCTGAAGATTAGACGTTCAGGATTTTCGTTTATGGGCGCATCAGAGTCTGTTAATATGGCTACGCTAGCCAAGGACTCTAGGTTAGGTGTTCTATCTAAGACAGGTAACGACGCTAAGAAACTGTTCGTAGATAAGATTGTGCCAATATCAAATAACTACCCGTTCTTCTTCAAGCCTATTCAGGATGGTATGGACAGACCTAAGACTGAGTTAGCCTATCGTGTTCCAGCGTCTAAGATTACTAAGAAGAATATGCACCAAATTGGTGACGATGATATAGATGGTCTAGACACTACTATAGACTGGAAGAACACTGCTGACAATAGTTACGATGGTGAGAAACTAAGATTACTAGTGCACGACGAGAGTGGTAAGTGGGAGAAGCCTGAGAACATCCTGAACAACTGGCGTGTGACCAAGACTTGCCTAAGGTTAGGTAGTAGAGTGATAGGTAAATGTATGATGGGGTCTACTTGTAATGCTCTAAACAAAGGAGGTAATAACTTCAAGAAACTATACGAGGACTCTAACCCGTCCAAGAGAAATGCCAATGGACAAACTAAGAGCGGCCTATACTCATTATTCATTCCTATGGAGTGGAACTTCGAGGGGTATATAGATAGGCACGGGATGCCTGTGTTTACTTCACCTGATGAAGCGGTTGAGGGTGTGGACGGAGAAATGATAGACACGGGAGCTGTTGACTATTGGAAGAATGAGATTGAGTCTTTGAAGTCTGATAGTAATGCGATGAACGAGTTCTATCGTCAGTTTCCTAGGACAGAGTCTCACGCCTTCAGGGATGAGAGTAAGTCATCCATATTCAACCTTACTAAGATATATCAGCAGATAGACTACAACGACAATATGATCCAAGAGCATATGCTCACCAGAGGCAAGTTCTTTTGGAGGGATGGGCCTGATAGTAAAGTGGTGTGGAGTCCTGACAGAAACGGAAGGTTCTTGGTCTCTTGGCTACCGAATGCAGGCCTACAGAACAATGTCGTTACGAGGAACGGAAGGAAGTATCCGGGCAATGAGCACATAGGCTCGTTTGGCTGTGACCCATACGACATATCAGGAACTGTTGGCGGAGGATCATCTAATGGCGCACTTCACGGGATGACCAAGATGCATATGGATGATGCGCCAACCAATGAGTTCTTCTTAGAGTATATAGCTAGACCTCAGACGGCAGAGATGTTCTTCGAGGACGTGCTTATGGCTTGTGTATTCTATGGGATGCCAATACTTGTAGAGAACAATAAGCCGAGATTACTATACCATTTCAAGAACAGAGGATATAGAGCGTTCTCCATCAACAGGCCCGACAAGCCCTCTAACAAGCTCTCTAAGACCGAGAAAGAGCTCGGGGGTATACCTAACTCATCTGAGGATGTAAAGCAGTCTCATGCGTCCGCTATAGAGTCCTACATAGAAAAGTATGTTGGATTGGATATGGAGGGCACATTCAGAGATGCCGGAGATATGGGGGGAATGTTCTTTAACAACACCTTGTTAGATTGGGCGAAGTTTGACGTGAACAACAGAACAAAGTATGATGCGTCTATAAGTTCAGGGTTGGCTATTATGGCTAATCAAAAACACATATATCAGCCTCAAAAACAAAGTTCAAAAATATCAGTTAAATTTGCAAGATATAATAACAAGGGCAATGCTAGCCGATTACGCCAATGAAAGAAGTTAATGTCAACATAGTAAAGAGAACTTTCCCAAGTCAATTTGTAAGCGATGAAGAAAAGGCTCTTCCTGAATTTGGATTAAAAGTTGGTCAGGCTATACAGCACGAATGGTTTAGAAGAGACGGAGGGTCTTGCAGGTTCTACAATCACTTAGGTCAATATCATAAACTAAGATTATACGCACGAGGTGAACAGCCTATTGGGAAGTATAAGAATGAAATGTCTGTGGATGGCGACCTAAGCTATCTAAATCTAGACTGGACACCCGTGCCAATCATACCCAAGTTTGTTGACATTGTAGTCAATGGTATGTCGGATAGATACTTTGGCATCAGAGCGTTTGCTCAGGATCCTATATCTTCTGAAAGACGTAACGAGTTCAAGGATATGGTGGAGGCTGATATGGCCGCTAGAGAATTACTTGAGCAACTTAATGAAGATTTTGGCATAGACACCTTCAATATTCCTGAGGATGAACTCCCAGGGAGTGATGAGGAGTTGACTGTTTACATGCAGTTGAATTATAAGCCTGCTGTTGAGATGACAGCTGAAGAGGCTATCAATACACTGATGCTAGACAACAACTACAGCGACACAAGAAAAAGACTAGACTACGACCTTATGGTTTTAGGGAAGGCTGTGGTGAAGCACGAGTTTAATCCAGGGGATGGAGTTACAGTGAAGTATGTTGATCCTGCAAATGTGATACACAGCTACACTGAAGACCCACACTTTCAAGATTGTTTTTATTGGGGAGAGGTGAAGACTGTTCCTATCACGGAACTAATCAAGATTGACCCAAGTCTACTTCCTGAAGACTTAGAGAAGATTTCTCAGTATAGTCAAAGTTGGTATGACTACTATAACGTAACACAGTTCTATGAGAATGATGTATTCAAAAAAGACACGGCAACGCTTCTTTACTTTAACTACAAAACCACCAATACCTTCAAGTATAAGAAGAAGATTGCAGACAGTGGGGCTGTAAAGATGATTGAAAAGCCATCTGACTTTAACCCTCCACAGGATATGGTTGAAGAAGGAAGGTTTGAAGTGGTTCAGAAAACAATTGACGTATGGTATGAAGGGGTGATGGTTATGGGAACAAACATTGTCCTTAGATGGAGAATGATGGAGAACATGGTTCGCCCGAAGTCTGCCTCTCAGAATGCCATGCCTAATTACATTGCTGTCGCGCCAAGAATGTACAAGGGTAATGTAGAGTCTTTGGTAAGAAGAATGATTCCCTTTGCTGACTTGATTCAGATTACACATCTCAAGCTACAGCAGGTTATGAATCGAATGACTCCTGATGGTGTGTTCATTGACGCTGATGGAATCAATGAGGTTGATCTGGGGACGGGAGCGGCATACAATCCTGAGGATGCACTGAGGCTATACTTCCAAACAGGTTCTGTTGTTGGTAGGTCATACACTCAGGATGGAGATTTCAACAACGCTAGAGTTCCTATTCAACCTATTACGGGCCACTCAGGTCAAGGCAAGATGGCTGCGCTAATCAATAGTTACAACTACTATCTAGATATGATAAGAAGTGTAACGGGATTGAATGAGGCTAGAGATGGATCAACGCCTGACCCCAACGCACTCGTGGGAGTTCAAAAGTTAGCGGCCTTAAATTCTAACACAGCCACTAGACATATCCTAGACGGTAGCGTGTTTATGGTTAAGAAGTTATCTGAGGCCTTAATGCTCAGGGTATCTGATATTATAGAGTACGCTCCATTTAAAGAGGAGTTCATACTACAGATAGGAAGGCACAGTGTTTCAATGTTAGAGGATATAGATGAGCTATACCTAAGAGACTTTGGGATATTTATAGAGATATCTCCTGACGAGGAGGACCGAGCTAGGCTAGAGCAGAACATACAGATAGCACTAGGGTCTGGAGACATCACCCTTGAGGATGCCATTGATATTCGAGAGATAAAGAATATTAAGCTAGCCAATCAGGTTATTAAAATCAGAAGAGCAGCTAGAGAGAAGAACAGACAGAACCCTGAAATTATTAGGATTCAAATGAATCAGCAGGGTCAAATGCAGTCACAGCAACTAGCAGGACAGATAGCCGCACAGAAGATGCAGTTAGAGTCTCAGCTTAGAATGCAGGAGGAGCAGGCCAAGATGCAGATGGAGGCTGAAAAAATGCAGATGCAAGCAGAACTCAAGTCTCAGTTGATGGCTGAAGAGTTCAACTACAATATGAAACTGAAAGATGTTGAGGTTGAGGGACTATCTAAAAGAGAAGATGCCAAAGAGACGGCAAAGGACAAAAGAATAGATAGACAGAACACTCAACAATCTAAACTTATTGAGCAGAGGAAAAAAGATTTACCTCCAATCAACTTTGAATCATCAGAGGATAACTTAGATGGATTTAACTTCGGTCAATTCGGTCCGAGATAAAATATATATATTTGCATAAAATTTAATTAAATGGCAATTCGAGTAAAAGACATAGGCGTTTCTCAGGAAAAGTCTAAACAAGAAATAGAGGCGAAACTTTTGGAGGAGCATGAGGCGAAGAACGCTGAAGTGCAGGAGGTAAAAGAGGAGCCAAAAGAAGAAGTTCTTTCACAAGTAGAAGAGAGATATAGCAAAGAGATTGAATCTGTAGACGATTTAGTTTCTGAGAGAGAATCTGCTCCTGATATGTCTGAAGAGATGTTGGCTTATTATAAGTTCAACCAAGAAACAGGCAGAGGCATGAGCGACTTTATTGAGTTTAATAAAGACGTTGATACTATGGGAGAAGATGAAATCTTAAAGAAGTACTACACGTATGTAGAGAAAGGTCTTGATGCTAGCGATATTGATTTGTTGATTAATGACAAGTTTGGTTTGGATAAAGAAGCCATGACTGAGTCACAGATGAACAAAATCAAAATCGAAAAGAAAAGAGAGTTGTCTAGAGCCAAGGATTATCTTAACGACAAAAAGCAAGAATACCTTACTCCAGTTGAGTCAACGGAGGGTCGCAAGTCACAAGAAAATTCTCAAAGCAATGAACTCCATAAGCAGTTCTTGAAAAAGACTGAAGAGGTGTTCGGTGCTGACTTCAAAGGTTTTGATTTTAGCATTGGCGAAAAAAACTTTAGCTACTCTCCGGGTGAGGCACAGGATTTAAGAAAGAGTCAGTCCGATTTGAATAACTTCATTAGTAAGTATTTAGGTAGTGACGGAACATTCAATGATCCTGTTGGCTATCACAAAGCCCTTTCAGTAGCAATGAACCCCGAGAAATTCGCTAAGTTCTTCTACGAAAAAGGGAAAGCTGATGCAATTGAAACTGATGCTAAGAGAGCCAAGAACATTAATATGGAACCTCGGCAAGCTCCTAACTTCAATCAAGGCAATGGCTTAAAGGTAAGGTCTGTGGGAACACAGTCCGGTAAAGGTTTAAAAATAAAAAGTAAAAAGTAGGAAAAAATGGCAGGATCATTATTATCCACTCCTGGGTTTGATTTACAACCTAGTGGTGAAAGAGTTGCTCTAGCGAGTAACTACATCTCCAACTTCGACTTCTTGAGTCAGTATTTACCTGACACGTATGAGGCGGAGTTCGAACGGTATGGCAACAGAACTGTTGCTTCATTTTTAAGAATGGTTGGTGCAGAGATGCCAACTAATTCTGATTTAATCAAGTGGTCAGAGCAAACTAGACTGCACCCTAAGTACACTAACGTAAGTAGTAATCAAGCGGCAGGGCAACCCACAGCGGTTCTAGAGATTGAGGATGTCAATCCTAGAACAGGTGTTGAGATTGCAGAGCACGCTCTTAGAGTTGGTCAGACTATTATGATTTCTGAAAACACAGCTGGGTCAACTAACACTAACAAAGCAATCATTACTGGCGTATCTGCGATTGGTGATGCTACACTAACTGTTACTGTTGCATACTACGAAGCTGGTGGTCAGACATTTGGAAACAAAGCATCAGGAGCTAGAGTTTCTTTGTTTGTTTACGGTTCTGAGTTTGCTAAAGGTCAAGAAGGAATGGTTGGCTCTGTTGAGGCTACACCTGACATCTATGACAACAGCCCAATTATCTTAAAAGATAAGTACTCTGTTAACGGTTCTGACTTAGCTCAAATCGGATGGATTGAGGTTACAACTGAGAACGGTGCTACAGGTTACCTATGGTATCTAAAATCAGAGCACGAAACTAGACTTCGTTTCGAAGACTACATGGAGACTGCAATGATTGAAGCCGTTCCAGCTGCTGCTGGTTCTGGTGCTATTTCAGCTGCTGCTCCTGTTGGAAGCAAAGGTTCTGAAGGTATCTTCCACGCTGTAGAGACTAGAGGAAATGTTTGGAGCGGTGGTAACCCAACTACCCTTTCTGACTTTGACGCTGTTATTCAGAGACTAGACAAGCAAGGTGCTATCGAGGAGAATGTGTTGTTCATCAACCGTCAGTTTTCTTTCGACATTGACGATATGCTTGCTGCTCAGAACTCTTATGGAGCAGGCGGTACTTCTTACGGATTGTTCGACAACGACGAGCAAATGGCATTGAATCTTGGATTCAGCGGTTTCCGTAGAGGGTATGACTTCTATAAGACTGATTGGAAATACTTGAACGACCCTCAGTTCCGAGGCGGAATCACTGCTGGTAAAGTTAACGGACTTCTTGTCCCTGCTGGCTCTACCACTGTGTACGATCAAGTTCTTGGCAAGAATGCTACACGTCCATTCCTTCACGTTAGATATCGCGCTTCTGAAGCAGAAGACAGACGATACAAAACTTGGATTACAGGATCAGCGGGTGCAGCTGGAATGTCAACTAGTCTTGATGCAATGGAAGTACACTTCCTCTCTGAAAGAGCGGTATGTGTAATGGGAGCTAACAACTTCTTCATGTTCAAGGACTAATCCTTAACTAATGCGGGGGCTTCGGCCCCTGCTTTTTTAAATTAAATCAAATGAAAAATAAAGTACTAGAGGATAAGGTGTATATCCTAAAATCAAAAGCTGCACCACTTAGTTTTATGTTGGCATCGCGCAACACTAAAAGGTCTCCGTTACTACACTTCGACGGGAAAACAAATAGACCTTTAAGATATTCTTCAAACCAAAAGAGCCCATTCGAGGACGAGCAGGATGGCAATGCTATCTTAGAACCTATCATCTTTGAAGATGGATTTCTAAGAGTTCCTGCAACTAATCCTGTGCTACAAGAGTTCTTGTCACTACATCCAGGCAATGGTAGGTTGTTTGAAGAGGTAGACTTAGAGAAGGACGCACAATCTGATGTAGAAATAATTAATCTTGAAGTAGATGCCATGGTGGCTGCAAGAGATTTAGATTTGTCTACAATGGAGAAGGTTGCTAGAATTTCTTTAGGTAGAAACGCAGAGTCTATGACTAGCGCAGAACTAAAGCGTGATATCATGATATTTGCAAAGACAAACCCAAAAGCTTTCTTAGAGACAATCAATGATCCTATTCTTGAGCTTCAGGACAAGGTCGCCAAGATGTTTGACCAAAAGCTGTTAAGCCTTAGAAATAAGAACAGAGATGTGTACTTCAACCTAGAGGGTAATAAAAAGAAAATGCTTACTGTCCCTTACGGTGAGGACTCTCAGTCTGCTGTGCTATCATACTTGATAACAGAAGAAGGAGAAGAAGTATTAAAAATACTTGGTAATAAACTAAAGTAATCGTATATTTGATTCGATAGATAAGTTCATAATTATTGTTTAGAGGGCCCTCAGGGGCCCTTTTTTATTTTGCTTATATTTGCAGAGTATTTTTTTAATTACCATAAAACTTAAAACATGGAAAAATATCTTAAAATCCCTGGGAATAACAGGCTAATCAATGCCAAGGGTGTAGCTAAAATCGTAAGGTCGAGTAATACTTTAGTGATTACATATGCGGGCGGAGGCTCTGTAGTTATTAATCACGGAGGTGACCCAACGGCTAATATTGTAAAGCTAGAGGATGCAATTGCAGCAGCTCTTGCTAGCAAATGGAACGAGGTTCTACACCCCATAGAATCATTGCCAGTGACCCCTACAGGAGCACTAGCTTAATAAACAATATTTTTTTAATTACCATAAATTATCATCGTGGAAAAATATCTTAAACTACCTTCAATATCAAGGTTAATCTTAGTAAACGGAATTGTTAAAATTGTTAGAAGTACCAACGACCTTGTTGTTACTTATGACGACAATACCACTGTAACTATAACTCATGGGACAGACCCTAGGCCTAACATTGCAGAACTAGAAGATGCAATCGTAGCAGCTCTACCAACTAAATGGGATGAGGTTGTACACGAGGTGGAGTCACTAACTATTACGCCAACGGGCATATCATAAGACTTATTGTCAATCATTAATTAGGGGTCGGTTTCGACCCCTTTTTTATTTTGTATCTTTAGCGTTATGATTAACGAAGTTAGAGAGACTGTACTCGCTATAGCAAACAAAGAGAACTTTGGATACATTACCCCAACCGACTTTAACAGATATGCAGTTAAGGCACAGCTAGATATTTTCACACAGCTGATGTACGACTACAATCACCAGGTCAACAAGCAGAATAAAAGGACAACAATACTAGGGGCATCAGTGGCATCTAACGATGACTTTGCTGACCTAGCCAAGAGGAAGCTAAAACTTATCGAGGAGTTCTCTACGTCAACTCCATTGTATGTTGCTAGCTCATCTGTCAGCGGTTCTCATATTCTTTCTCAGCCAAGTGATTCGTACTTCCTTAACACGCTGATGCACTATGGGGCTGCGACATTGACAGGTACTGCTAGTGGAGCATCTACTAGTTTCAACCTTCAAGACACGAGTGGGTCTACAACATTTACATCTGCTATGGAGGGTGCTCCAATTGTGAATACTACAACTAGGGCGTTTGGGTATATTACTAATGTTATAGATGGGAACAATGTCAACGTGTCTACGGATCTTATGTTTGCATCAGGTAACGGATACCAAGTATTCCCTACATCTAGCACGGAGATTGAGCACCAAGAAAAAAGTAAAATACATAAACTGTTGGCATCAAACCTAACAGCACCATCTACTATATTCCCGGTATATACGGTTAGTGACTATGGCGTTACGGTGTATCCAAATACTCTTCCGAATACAGGGATAATCATAGCCAACTACATACGATACCCTAAAGACCCTAAGTGGACTTACATCGGTAATAACTTCAACCAATCAGCTGCAGACTATCAAGACTTTGAACTTCCAGAATCAGAGCTACCTGTTCTAGTTTACAAGATATTAGAGTATGCAGGAATAGAAATAAGAGAGCCTGCTGTAACTCAGTACGCACTTGGTCAAACAACTTTAGAAACTAAAGAGGATAGATAATGCCATACTTATCAGGATATCAATATTATGAAAATGCAGGAGCAACTCCTGAGAATGCCAATTGGGGGTCTTATCAGTACGTGTCGCTAAAGGACATTGTAAACAACTTCATCTTGATGTATATGGGTAACAATGAGCTATTGGCTAACGTGCCCAAGCAGAAGGTGTTGTTCCATGCTAAGAGAGCTATTCAAGAACTCAACTACGATGCCTTCAAAGAAATCAAAGCACTAGAGCTTGATGTATGCGACGACCTAAGATTTATACTACCACACAACTATGTGAACTGGGTTAGGATATCTCTGTTTAAAGATGGGGCGTTATTCCCATTGACCGAGAACATTCAGGCCAATAGCGCGAAGGCGTACCTTCAAGACAATGACTGTAGGATTCTGTTTGATGAAGAGGGTGAGATACTTGAACCTGAAAGATCGGGGATAGATTTAGCTAGAATAAATTCCACAGCCAAGACTTTATATCTAAATGAATCTAGCCCATTCCATAACACTATGGGTTATTGTATTGATGGATGCTGGTGTTTTGATTATGCCATTGGAGGTAGATATGGCTTAAACACTGAGACAGCAAACTCAAACCCTACATTCAGGATAGACAACAAGTCAGGAGTCATAAACTTCTCATCTGATATGGCAGGTCAAACGTGCCTCCTAGAATATATATCAGATGGAATGGAGGGAGGAGACGATTCCTTGGTTACGGTAAATAAACTATTTGAAGAGTATGTATATGCGTACATTAAGTATTCATTACTGAACAATAGAGCAGGCATACAGCAGTACGTTGTATTAAATGCTAAAAGAGATAAGTCATCTTTACTTAGAAACGCAAAGATACGAATGAGTAATATGCACCCCGGTAGACTTCTGATGAACCTTAGGGGTCAACATAAAACAATTAAATGAAGCTAATTAGAAGTTTTGAGAAGGGCTATATGAACAAGTCCTTCAATAACAGGATACTACCCAAGGGTGAATACTCTGATGCCACTAACGTAGCTGTGTCTGCTGACGACCAAGCCATTGGTCTTGTTGAGGAGGCTGATGGTAACGAGAGGCTAACAGAGATTTCATTTAATGGAGTTAGAGCTTCGTTATTCGCAGAGTGCATAGGGGCTTTTACTGATGATGCTGAGGAAAATATATATTGGTTTGTTCACGACCCAGGAGGGGTAAATGCTACGGGAGCCACTGCTCCTGCGTTAGACTACATATTGTCCTACAATATGGTAGAGTTGAGATTGATATACCACGTCGTAAGCTCTAGTGTTCTAAACTTTGACCCTAAGTATAGGATAAATGCCGTCAACAAGATTGATGACATGTTGCTCTTTACGGACAACTTTAATCCACCTAGAAAGATTAACGTCAACAGGAACTACGCATTCCCAACCGGATCACCATTGGTAGACGTAATAACTCAGGATGATGTAAACGTTATTGTTAAGCCACCTGAGTGCTCACCTACTGTTGTTGCATTCGACAATGGCTCTGAAGAAAACTTTATAGAGGATAGGTTTATATCTTTTGCGTATAGGTATAGATATCAAGATGGGGAGTACAGCGCACTATCTTCATTCTCGGAGGTGGCGTTTGATGCAAGTAAATTTGATTTAGAGTCAGGCAACTTCGATAATTTAGGGATGCTCAATAAGCACAACGCTGCTAGGGTAACTGTCAAGACAGGACCCTCTAGAGTTATTGGCTTTGACATTGTATTTAAGTTGAGCGACTCAACCGTTATTAATGTCATTGAGCGAATAGATAAAAACAAATCACTCATCGCTGATGATATTGACTACACTATTGTGTTTGACAATAGTAAGATTTACACGGTTCTTCCTGAGGGAGAGATAGGCAGACTATTTGATAATGTCCCATTGACCGCTAAGGCTCAAACAATAATGGGCAACAGGCTTATGTACGGGAACTACGAAGAAGGTAGAGACCTTATTGACGTTGATGGTAATCCTGTTAAGTTAGACTACAATGCGGAGTTAGTTGCCACCGAGGTTGGAACAGAAACTGTAGATGCTACATTATCTGCGTTTACCTACACTATCCACACGCCCACTAGTAAACCAAACGCAACAGCTACTTTTGCTGTACCCGTAGATAAACTGAAGGCAGGGAATGAAATTTCATTTAGGATTAGGTTCTCTGGAAGCTCCTTCTCAGGCGCGAGTGCACCAGGTTCTAATCATCCGGTAACGTCGATATCGTTCTTTTACAAGTTGCCTAGAGACTTTTCGTCTGTGGCGGATTTAGTTTTAAGTCCCGATGGGATATCTTCAATAATTGGAACGTCATCTAGTGGATCATTCCCTATAGTGTCTCCAATATCTTCATCCTCTTGCTCTAGTAGTCTTGGCACAGATGTGTTTAATTGCAGTGTGTTGAATAACAATCCTGCTGGATACACGTTGCTAGGAACGGGAACGGCAAATGTGGCCGAGCCCATAAAGATTGGATACTCAGGAACAAGCATAACCCTGACTATACCTGCTGTAAAAAGAGATAATGGGTCAGGGAATATATCATACGAGTACATGCAGATTAGTTCGGCTAGCCTAGACATAAGCATAGGCGATTCGTTTAGAAGTCTTCATAGCAATAGGGATTACGATGTTGGGATTGTATATCTAGATGAATACAAGAGGTCAACCACTGTTCTTATAAGCAGGTCAAACACTTTGTATATACCTGCTGAAAACTCAGTCACAAAGAATACAATTAGGGTAAACATACCCACTACTCAAAAGCCACCAGCTTGGGCTACTAGTTATAGGTTCTTTGTTAAGCCATCAGGCGGGGCTTATGAAACGATATACTCAAACATATTCTACCAAGACCCTGAGCAGAAAACTATATTCTTCAAGCTAGAGGGAAACAACCAAACAAAGATGGCTGACGATGAGGTTCTTATTGTAAAGTCAGATTCTTCAGGGGCATTGAGTTCTTTAGAAAAAGCAACCGTCATAGATATAGAGTCTAAACCAAGGGACTTTCTTGTAGACTCAGGTCTAGCATCTCCTCAGTTCAATGGCCTATATATGTCAATGGATCCTGGAAACTTTGATGTGTCAGCAGAAATAGAAAGGAAGACTCAAGGAGTAATTAAAAAGACAACAGAAAGTTTCGGAGGCAACGATACTGATGCACAGAACAAAGCTTGGGCAAATGTTAATGGAACGCTAGTAACAAATTCATCTACTCCATACGTTTCATATCCACTGTTTAACGTAAACAACGACCCTACTACTTCGGCTGTTGAGGTAGAAAATTTCAATGTGCCTAAGAGAGCTATTGTTAGGATTAAGTTTGACTTTAGAAGAAACCAAAAGAGCAGCAATAAAGGGTCAAAGATTTATAGGTTTGACAGGGAGTTTACTGCCACGCAAGACTATGATAATTTTTATGATTTTTGGGTAGGAGAAAACATAGCTAGCTTCTTAGACCTTGGAGTTGATACATCTTCAAACTCTCCAACAACTCAAGAGTACTTTCCATCGCCAGCGGTGGTTGCAACGGCAGACCCTAACACCTTAGAGCCAATCACATTTGCCACCCCAACGAACGAGAAGGTACTAAGCTATAGAGGCTTTGGGTCAGGGGAGGCGTACTACGCCACGTCTAACATATACGCTGATGTAGAGAATAGTGCCGACAAGAACTTGTTTCAGTTTCATAAAGTTCCTGCAACTATGTCAACTAACCCTCCATCCGAGGATGTGTATTGGTTGGCCATAAGGTCGGGAGCAATGGGGTACAGCGGGAAAGGAAAGCAATCTGTTGCAAAACTTTCTATTGAGATATTCACATCCGAATCTTTGATGATTTTTGAAACGGAGCCAAAGGATATAAGCGATGAGTTGTATTACGAAACGAGCCAATGTTTTGATATAACTACGGACGTAAGTGGAGACAAGTTTCACTCGGGAAATACTCAAAACCAAACAGCCTCACAATCAGCAATATGTGACCTTACTGTGTTTAATTGTTATGCGTTTGGCAATGGTGCTGAGAGCTTTAGAGTAAGAGACCGGACTAGCACAAAAGAGTTTCAAATAGGTGAAAGAGCGAATGCTGTATCTAACCAAGACTACAAGAACATAAGAAGGTTTGACTCAATAACCTATAGTGGCATACACAATGCGGACACCAACCTAAACAGACTCAATGAGTTTAATCTTAGCTTGGGGAACTTCAAGGATTTAGAGAAGACGCACGGGACTATAGAGGTTATAGACGGAAGGATGACCGATGTGTTGGTTCTTCAGGAAGACAAGGTGTCGTATGTATTGGCAGGTAAGAATCTTTTATCTGACTCTGTAGGTGGTGGGGATGTGGCATCTATACCTGAAGTATTAGGAACTCAGATTGCAAGAATGGAGGAGTATGGGATTAGCAAGAATCCTGAAAGCTATGCTCGATATGGACCTGCTAGATTCTTTACAGACGCAAAGAGAGGTTCTGTTATACAATTGAATGGCTCTTCATATAGCGATGAGAAGATGCTAGTTATATCTGAGAAGTATATGACGGACTTCTTTAGAGATGACTTCTCCAAGATGGGTCAGTATACTGAAAAGCTAGGGGGCTACGATGCAAACATAGATGAGTACATACTACACTCTAGCGATGATGAGTTGGCGAGAGACGCTATCATTGCTCCTTGTGACTATGTATATACAGAGGGTACAGAGCAACCAAATTCCGTCAAGAATATAACTGTAGACCTTGGAGAAGAAACAGGCTCAGTTGCCGTGGCTCTCAACATAGACTCCGTTTCAGAAAGAAAGTTTCAGGGTAGTGTTAAGTTGGCATCAACAAATAAAACTACGGGACAGACTACGTCTGCTGCTGAAGGAAGGCTTATAGATAGTAACGCATCATTCAGTACAACAGTAACATCAGGCGATCAAATATTTAGGGCTGGTGAGATTCTACCATACAATGTAAACTCTGTTGTTTCAGATACTGAGCTCAACATCTCTGTGGGGTCTAACTCCGAGTTCTTGGCCAATGAAGACTACACTATCAAGAGTGCTGCTAATGCCAAGACTTTAGTTGATACAGCGAAGGACTTCACGACGATTAGTGCCACACTAGCAAATCATAGAATAAGAAACAAAAACAATGGCAAAGAGTCTGTAATATCTTCTGTGACCAATGCCACGACTATAGTACTACAGGATGCTATTATTACTGAGGGAGCTTCATACGATATAGTAGACACTACGGGCGGTAATCTAACTCCTACCTTAACTTGGAATGGAGCTACGCAGGGCGGTAGTGGTTCTGCTGTAAGGGTTAACAAGACGTTTACATTTACCAAGAATGCTAAGACTCCAACCACGGCAGACCTTAGTATATCTGTGCCATCAAATAGCCTTGTAACATACAGGGTTTCTGTGCCTTGTCCTGACAACGACCAAGTAGAGGTTAGGAGGTTTGTTCTTACTACTGCTGCTCAGGCAGGTCTGTTCACTGACTTTGGTCATGGTATAGGGACGGGAGCAGACATACCTTACAACTCGATCAACACAACGTTTGTGACGGGAGGTAACAATATAGTGTCTCATTATTCCGTTATTCAGGGGACTAAAGGCATAGACCCGATACCTGACGATGGAGAGTCTGTTGTTATGGCATTACTAGAGCCACCTGGATTCAAGCCATCATCGACAAATCAATTTAACTTCCTACCTAGTTCTGTTGACTCGGCTCAAAACGGACATAGGCTAATGTTTTTATTGTCAGCTACTGATTATAACGCTAGCTCTAGTCAAGCAGACTTAGTGGCTATGATGAATGCGGCGGCCTCTGGTGGCGGAACTACGGGAGGTATACTAACTCCATCATCCGCAGCTCATTTCTCGGGAACTGTAGGGTCATTCACATATAACAACCCGTCTAATCATATTCTATACTTGATATGGGATTTGAGAGATGTATTTACGCTTAGTCTAGACTACCACGCTAGCGTTCCTGCAACAGCTTGTAGTGGCGTAGGAAGTAATTACTTTACGGATTCTAGATATCTTATTCCGGGCAACAACCCAACACTTCCAGCAGGAGCGTTTTACGATAGGAATAGATTGGCTAAGAACATATGGACTACAGCGGATGCTACTACAGGAGCGGCTGACGGGCTATATAGAGATACTAGTGCAGGATCACCAACTACAGGAAATATACTTGCATTAGTGCAGAATGGCGTATATTCAGACAAGAATATAGTTATGGCCCCTGTGGTCGACGCAACACAACCAACCTTCTATCAATGCTAATAAGAAAAGGACATACGGGAGAAGAAGTAAAACAGATTCAGAGAGAGCTAGACATTGATGCCGATGGCATCTTTGGCCCTGTAACGGAATCTGAGGTGATGAGGTTTCAGCGTGAAGAAGGTTTAGATGTTGATGGGATTGTAGGCCCTATCACTTGGTCGAAACTATTTGGACTTACGACAGATAGGCAGGAGACAATAGGTGGGACTCACGATATAGTAATCAATAATCACTTCTTACCCAAGGGTGAATACCTAGAAGGTCCTACTAAAAAGGAATGGCTATTTATTCACCACACAGCAGGGTGGCAGAATCCATACAGAACCGTGAACAATTGGGCTAGAGATTCTAGAGGACGTATCGCTACAGAGTTCCTTATTGGAGGCCCATCAATCTTCAATACAGACTTTGAGAACGACGGAGAGATTGTAAGATGTATACCTGATGGAGGGTATGCGTGGCATTTAGGGAAGAACGGCAAGCAGAAAATGCATACAAACAGCGTGGGTATCGAGGTATGTAACTTCGGGTACTTGAAGAATGGCAAGACATACGCTGGACATACTGCTCATGAAGAGCAAGTAGTTGAGCTTGCAAAGCCATTCAAGGGGTATAAGTTTTGGCATAGATATTCTGATGCTCAGATTCAGTCTCTTAGAGATTTGATACTATACATAGCAGACAGAGACAATATAAACGTCAGAGAAGGCCTCCCTGCCCTTATAAAAGAAAAGGGAGCTGATGCCTTCGAATGGAATCAGGACGCTTACTACGGGCTTGTTAAGGGCCTTTGGTCGCATTCTAACACCAACAAGGGGAAGAGTGATATGTTCCCACAAGAAGAATTACTAACCATGCTAACAGAATTATAATGCCGTATACAGTAGCATACTCACCTAAGATTGCTGGATGGTCTACGTTCTATTCGTATAGGCCTGAGAAAGCCATAAGCATGAGCAATGATTACTTCACATTCAAGGGTGGTAATCTGTATCTGCATCACGACAAGACCGTTAGGAGAGTCAATAACGCTGGGACTGTGACTGAGACTCAGTTTGCCCCAAGCAAGTGTACATATTATGCCGAGCACTTAATAGAAGTGACAGCACAATCAGGATCTGGTGCGGCATCCCTATTGACTCCAGACCTAGGATATTCTGAGGCAAACATATCTTCTACATTTAACGACGCACCGTTAGATACAAAACTATTTAAGACAATAGAGATAGAAGGAGACAAGCCATCCTTATCATTAACCACAATAGGTGATGCAGGGGCAGTTAGTTCTTTCGACTATGTAACAAAAGAGAATACACATTACGCATATATAAGGGGAGACGTAAGCAATTCGCTTGACCTCCGATATACCAAAGGCGTTGGAGAGATAGTAGATATAGTTACGGTTGGGTTAGAGCACCCTTCGGCTACGCATAGATACGTGTTCGCTACAAGCCATCAGTTCGATGGGATGATAAACCAAGGCAATCCAACCGCAGCCACAGGAGGAGACTTAATATTTGGGCCACTAGGTAACTTTGGTCGCGTAGTTAAGGTGATAGATAGGTTTAATTTAAAAGCGATAGAGACGATACAATTAAACCCAGCATTACTGCCATCAGCGGGAGACTACCTTAAAGTTATTAAGGATAATAATGTAGAGTCTTTAGGGCTGAGAGGTACATACATGGACTTCACTATGAGATTCAGCGGGTCTGTCTTTACAGTTGGAACTGAAGCAATGAAGAGTTTCCCGTAATTTTGGTATCTTTACCGACATGGATCCATTTTCTTTAATCGCTATGGGAGCAGGTAAATTGGGGGGCGTAATCACTCAATCAATAGTAGCTCGTCAGGAAAACAAAAAAATTAAAAAACAACAGAAGGCTATTGCGCGAGGAGTTCAGGAGCTGGAGGACCGGGCAAAGATTCTTAGAACAGAAGAGCTTAGAACTCGAACAGGCATCACTGATGAGATTTCAGGTAGAATGCTAGCAGCCCAAGAGCAGGCCACAAGAGGCTTGCAAGAAGCAGGGGTTAGGGCTGTATTGGGAGGAGCTACAGCTCAGGCTCAAGCTGGCATAGGTAATATGCTTGGACTGCGCCAAAACCTTATCGAGCAAGAGCAGGCTAGGCAGCAGGCTGTGGTGGGAGACAAGCAGAGAATGGATCAAACCCTTCAGTCAATAACACAGCAGGAGATTGCAGGAGCGAGAGAGGCTCAAGCAGAATCAGCCGCTGCTAGAACTCAGGCCATTCAAGGCGCGGTTAGCGCAGGAGGAGAACTATTGACCGCAGGGCTTGCGGCAACAATTCCACTATACGCTAAGGGTAGGCAAGGCAGACTAGCAGACAAGGCGATGGATGAGTTTAACTTACTAGGGGATGAACAAGCTGCGTTTCTTGAAAACCTAAGAGCCAAAGGAATTTATGAAACCGCAGAGGGCTTTACGGGAGTTGATGAACCACAGCTCAGAGACATATTCGCTAGTACCGCCGCCAAGAATCTTAGAGAGTTTATTAGGTTTGGCGAAGAAGGGACTATGCAGGATAGATTCAATCTGATAACAGGCACGGGAGCCCCGACGATAAGCACGTCAGACCTGAACACAGAGAACTTAACAGATGGCGAGACTAAGGTAGACTCTCAATTATCTAAAGTGTTGCAGGTGCTTGCCTCGGACCCCAAAGCCCTTGAAGCTCTCATGTCACTTTCAAATGATTAAAGCATGTCGTATTTCGGTTATAAAAGAGGAGACAAACCTAGAGTAAATTGGGGAGGGCTAGCAGAGAAGTTTAGCCAAGACCTATTAGCAGAGAAGGCTTCTAGAGATCAGCGAAAGAAATCAATAGCAGACGCACAGGCCAAAGAGCTAGCCGAACTAGACAAGCAGGCCGTAACGCCAGAGACTAGCGTAAACGGAGAGATAATCAGAAGCTCCAACGATGCGCGTCAAGCCTACCTAACAAACGTAAGGCTAATGCGTCGTGGCTTAATAAAGCCTAGTACTGCAAGAGCAGGTCAACAGAGACTAGCTGATGGCTATAAGATGTATAACCAATACATGACTACGTGGGGTGAAGAGTATCAGAAGTTTGTTACGGATAGGACAGGAACTGGCAGTGCACTCGATGATTTTATTCAGCAGGACAGGTTTAAGTTTGGTAATCTAGAGCAGTGGGGGTTAGTTGTCGACCCTAACAACATGAACCTTTTAATGGGGTCGAAGGATAAGGATGGGAATATAGATATGTCTAAGACCGTAGACATGGCCAACATAGTCAACACCAATCAGGACTTTCACGACGAGTTTGATGCTACTGAATTCAATAAAAATCTAGGGACTGAGATTACAGGTATTATTGAATCAAGCGAGGTGGTTGAAATACTAGGTGGCGAGGCCAATGTATTGCAAGTGTATGAGGATTACTATGCCATGGGTGATCCATCTAAATTTATAGATGCAGTAGAAAGCGAAGACTTTACTAAAGTACAGGAGATGAATGCTGATGCGGCATCAGATGGAGCTCTTACTAACTATGGTCAAGCATACTACAATATATTTAAAACAATTAATTCAGCTCTAGGCGCAGTAAATGTAAGAGATAGGGCATCGGCTCTTGAACAAATAGGATATGAGCTAGTCGATGTAAGTGACGATGTGGATTTAGAAACTCTACAATCAGATGCCAAGTACAACAAGGAGGGAAGCAAAGAAATATACGTGTACAGAGATGAGCAGAACTTATTACAACCATACTTATCTGAAAGCCAAAATAGAGATTTCGAGAGAGATGGATTGGACAGAGCCCTAGCAGCTAAGGACTTTAAAATTTCAAAGCAAAGGATAATTAGAGATCGTAGTGACAGCGATGGCAATGGCTCATCGAAAGACTTTGCTCCAGCCCCTTGGATGAATGTAATAAAAGCAAGATTCCCTGGGAAAGTTGATTCATTCCGGGCAGCAACAGGTGTTATAGCTGCAGCTACAAACGTAAACGCAGGTACAATTACCATTGACTCCGACGGGAACATAAATGGATTAGGCGGTACGTCATCTACTGATAGGACTGGAGTTCCTAACAATAATGCTGAGTGGTTAAGCATGTCGACTAGGGAGAAAAATGAAGTCATAGATGTGCTTATGGGTATGGATGTAAACGGCTATATAGGTACTACTCAAGCTAATATGCCACAGGCTAGCGGAGAGTATGAAGATATGAGGAGGGCTATTACCAAAGGCGTAAATGACGGGGCCATAGACTTTAGTACTACAGCTTCATACGAAAACACATTAGCAGAACTAGAAGAGTTAAACTATAGCATATACAGTGCGCCAAACTTATTGAACAAGTCAGGTATTTATGGTTTGGCTGGTAACTTTAAGAACGCAGATACTAAGAAAAAGATGGATAGCTTAAAGGACGACGCTCAAGGGTCTTTAAGGAAGGTATCTGAATTGGTAGGGAATTTATCTAAGAATATGTCAATAAGCCAAGCGGGGAGAAATCAAGCTAGGGATTTACAGCGCGAAATAGATAATTTCATATCTAGTATAACACTGAATACTGCGGAAATGAAATACGATTTTGCAGGGACAATTGGTGGGAGTATGGTTTACGGAACTATATATGGGGGTAAAGGGGCAGAAGATATGAGTCAAGAAACTCAATTTGAATTTAGTTCACTTTTTGAACAGGTAGAGTCTATAATTAATAACATAAAGTAGCATGGTTGAAGACTTGAATTTAATGAGCCCCGGAGAAGGGACAGGTCCTGGAGATGAAACAAGCACAGGAGAGGGAACGAACGAGAACGGTCAAGATGCAGTACAACAACAAGACGCTGAAACCGCCATCGAAGAATTTGGTTCTAGAGAAGAATTAGACGCTTCAGGGGAAGGTACACTTATAGACTACACGCAAGCTATAGTTAAACCAATATATGGCACTGGAAACCCTACGGCCTTGGGGAGTGGGAATAGTGACCGGAGGAGAAACCTCATATTCAACTATCACTATAGTGAAGAGCCCCAATACAACCCAAGTCTAGACCCCATCCCTGGCCTAGAAAGCACTACGTATCTTGACATAGGATATGCACATGAATACCTACAGACTAATCGCGAGACACGTGAGAATCTTTACAATGGCATTATAGATAAATCAAAAATAAACGATGCGTCTATTCAAAGTATTTACGAAGGGCGTAATGGCATTGAACATGTAAAAATAGATGGGTTCGGATCACAAATAAGAAAGGGAATTGAAGAAATGTCAGCTCTTTATAATATACCTGAGGAGCAATTCTATAGGGAGATGGCAACAGTATCTATGATTCAATCCAATCCAAATTCTCAGTATACTATATCTCTAGGCACGAAAGATTACAATGGAGGTTTTATTGGATACACAAATCCATTTGAAAGGGTTGTTAGTAATAATTACTATTCAGACTTACTGCAATATAATTATGGAGACTATATAGATTATGATGACATATATCGTGGCAGTACGAGGGTTGAGGTTATAGAACAAATATACAACAAAACGCCTCAGGAGTTTGAGCAGGACATAATGAAATACACCTCAGGCATAGCCTTCAAGGACAGAAAAGATATGGTCGAGGTGTTTGCCGATGCTAGTCCTCAAGATAGAGTTGAAATATATAAGGAGCTATTCAGCTTAGAAACGCAATTCCAAGAGTTGAAAACTGTTATGAGTACTGATGACCCTGTCATATTCAAGCACCAACAAGACTTTGATAGGTTCAGCAAGGAGTTTAGTCAGTTCGGACCCGCTCAAGTACAATTGGAGATAAGCGAAGAGGATGCAAGGTTGGAGCAGATGTCTACTTCCTCAAATGAATATCCAGGGGGAACAGTTATTGAATCAAGAGGTGGTCAATATCAAAGGGATCGAGAGATGGCCATAGCAGAAACAGAGTCTGGTGGTTATGTTACCAACTATCCTGTTAAAAGCCGATACGATATAATATATGATAGGCTCAAAAACGAGTACGTATCTAACAAGATGACCGAGAAGTATGGCGAGGATTGGAGAAAAAATTATGAGATAGAGCAATTTGCATTTGATGGCATAAATAAGATACGCCAAATAATGGATAGGACAGGTCTGTCTTATTTAGACGTTATGTCTGAGCTTAATGGAAATATACTTCCGTCGCTAGACCCTGAGAATCACGGGAATCCTGATGCAAAAGGAACAGTCTTTAACTTTTCGCCCTTGTATAGTGGGTATCCGAGAAGAAGTGAGATTGAAGAAAATATGCCAGAGGATATACTAAAGGATATTAGGTCGGCATTTATACGTAATCAGTCTATAATGAAGTCTGATAAAGACCACGTATTTAAGACTAGAAAGTATACTGATGATGAAGCATACAATTTAGCGATAAAAGAATTAGGAGGTGCGTTTAGATTAGATGCACGCTTAGGAGAGTTTGACAAGAATAAAAACAAAATGTTAGACCGAGACGAGGCGGCTGATTTTTTAAACTCCCTTCTAGAGGATCAGGCCGCTGAATATACTTGGCTGTCAGAGCAAAAGGAATTGCACGAGCAGTTGGCAATAGCCGCTATTGTATTAAATGATAATAGGGAGTTAATACCCGAAGAGAGCTTGATTGATATTGAAGTCAATGGTGTCTCTTACAAGGCTACGCCAAGGCAAGCTCAACTATACACTCACCATATGAACATGGCCGACCAATATGTCAATAGGTTTACTACGTTCACTAAATCTAGTGTTACAGATGTTTACGGTGAGTTGGCATATATAAGATATGAAGATCAAATAAAACTAGACGAATGGGTTAGCAAAAATCCCAAGTTAGCCTTCCTTGCTATGTCAATGCAGTCTATTACCGATGGTGTGTTTAGTGGGCCTAGAGGTGCATTTGGTTTGATGAATAGTGTGTTGGGAGAAATGGCATATGCCATAGGGGATAACGAGGCAGGAGATAACTTCTATGATGTTGCCGAAATCATTATGAATAAAAATCAAGTGGCAACTCCAACAAGAGCTAACACTGGATTATATCTAACAGATGTTGTTGAATTTGACGGTAAGAAGATAAGACTAGGGACGACGAAGGATGGTGAGCTTACAGGGATAGCATATGACGAGAATCTATCTATGGTAGACCCTCGAATCACAAATAAGCTTGTGGGGTCTTTATCAGAAGAGAAATTGAATGACTTGCGATTGGGGTCAAGCTATGATAGAAGCTTGTTTGGTTTTTATAATAACGGTTTAAAAATTGGGACTCAAATATTAAGTACCATATCGGGAGGTGGAGTTGCGGGGATGTATGGGTTCGGATCAGGGGCTATCAATGCAACTAAAATGGCCACGATATTCACTCAGTCTTATGACGCTCAATTCACAGCACTAGTAGAAAGCCCAGACATTAGTGCAAGGGAAGCATCAGCAGCAGCTGCTGTTAACTCAGTATTTACAACTCTAACGGCACAAGCCTTTGGTGTTGAGTTTTTTAGCAAAGCGAGTCCAATATTCAATAAGGTTATGCAGAGGTACTCTGATGACCTTATAAAAGCAGTGGCTCAGGCAGATGGGGTTGCTACTTCTCAAATAACTTTAGAGATAGCAAAGACTATGATGGCAGGGGCGGGCCTTGAGTTCACCCAAGAGTTCTTGGATCAAATCCAAAAGAACATCACCAAGGAGATAATGATGGGTGGCAATGCAATAGATGGTATCCCTGGACTAAACGAAACTATAGACATAGCAATCCTTTCTGGAATGTTCGGAGGGATAGGTGGAGGTGCTACTATAAACATTAGCGATTTCACTACAACTCAACAGCAATACTTTAAGGAACTTGCTTCTAACCCAGCCACGCTTCAGTCAAGACTTGAGAGGGGCATTAAGGAGGGAGAGATAACTCAAGAGCAGGCGAACTTAGCTATGGTTATGGCCAAGGAGTATATTGAGAACACCCCCGATAGAATAAAGAATACTTCAGAAGATGTTAGCCATCAGATTGTTGTTGACCAAATAAACATTAACAAGGATTTAGAGGCTGCCCAAGAAATAAAAGACGATGCTAAAAGGCAGGAAGTAATAAATGAAATAAATGAAAGGCAGAAGGCACTAGATGAAAGAATAGATGATGCCGTTGAGATGGACACTCCGAGAATTTATTCTTTTAAAGCAGATGAAATTCCTGCTCACCTTCTAGACCGGCCAATTCGATTCAATGAAAAGACCGGCATGAACGAGGTGCGTGCCACTAAAAGAGAGTTTGAGCAAGGGTATACTAGTGGAGTTAACGTTGTAGTGAATGGCTCAAAAGTGGAAGCAACCACCAACACTAATGCCGCTAGACTCACGGCAGACCCAGAGACTGGCGTTGTCACTATAAAGGTTAATGACAAATATAAGGGAGCTACTGTTTCTGTGTACGCTCAAGACGGTAAGTTAGTATATAGCACCGAGGCTGACACTGAAACAGGGGAGACAACATTTGATACGAAATCACTAGTTGATGGGGGGTATCGAGTATTTGTAGATGGTCAGTTAGATGTATCACCAGATTTAGAAGTGGAGGCCAAGACAAAGACTGAGGCTCAAATACGAAGTGACCTTGACGTGGTTATAGTAGACAATGGCATAAAAAATTTCAAAGCAAACGGAGTTCCAATCACAACACTTCCTAGCGAAGAGTACGACAGCATCCCTGCCAACGAAGCAGGTGTGAGTCCAAAGGATACAAAGGCCATGGTGCATAACGGGGTTGTAGTCATAAGAGAGGGTGCTGTACTTACACCAAGAGAGTTGTATCATGAGGTGTCGCATTGGGTCTTAACTAACCCTGACTTCACAATGGGAAGTGGCGTTAGTTCTGTGGACTTCAACAAGGTTATCGAGGCGTTAAATAGCGACCCCGCTACTCAAGGAATAATAAACCCTAATGAGTGGGCTGCGTTTACTAGAATGTATCCTGAAGGGCAGGTGAGTGGCGAAACTCTTGCGAATGTAATGGCTGATATAGCTATGGGTCAGGCGGAACTCAATCAGGAGTCTAGATACACAATAAATAATTTCTTTAGAAATATCAGAGATTTATTTGCTCCTCAAAAAACCACAGTAAACCAAGAAGGAGAAATAACCACAGAGCCTAGTAGAATTAGTCTAAGTAATAGTCAGGACATAACAAATACTATCTTCTCTATATCTGAATTAATTCAGAAGGGAGGGGCAGTAGAGGCTACGTCATTAGTAACAAAGCTACCTACACAAGAGGGTGTAAGCACTCCTGATGTTCAGGCTACTATGAAGGACTCCAAGATATTACAAGATCAAGTTGATGCTGGAGATGTAGATGTCCCAAGTGAAGACGTAGAATTTTTTAATGAGGTTATGGATTCAGACTTTACAGACTTCCCTGACCTACAAGAGAAAAAAGAAAGGTTTGCGCGAGAGGTTATAAATGATCCTGTAAATCTTTCAACATACTTAGAGGCCTTTAGAAATGACATAGATGGAGAGTATTTTAAGTTGGTACGAGAGGAAAGCAACGCAACGTCAGAGGGCCCCGACAAGGCGTTGCCTATAGCTAGAAAAGCTGCCTCTCTACCAGGCCATAGTAATCACTTGGGTATGGTTGCGCTTTACCTACGCGAAGCAGGAGACAACCAAGGCGCAATAGAAGCATACAACCAAGCAATAGAAAAAAATCCCGACTCAGATGCTTTTCTAGATTTGAGAGCTGACACCAAAGAAGACATGGGAGATGTTGAAGGGGCTAAGGCTGACAGGGAGGAGGCGACAAGAGTTTCTGAGAGAAGAACAGAAAAGGAAGAGGCAAGCAGAAAAGCTGAGAAAGATCCTGATGTAGGAGAAGACGTTCAGGAGGATGCTAAGGAAGACGTTCAGGAGGACGTTCAGGAGGACGTTGAGGGGGCAAAGAGGCCAACTGACGTTGCTACAAGCAGGGAGGGGATTATAGATGAAATCATGGATAAGTCTCAGCAGTTCAACTCTCAAGAGTTCCTTGAAGGAATACCTAATTCATTGAACAGAAGGCTTGCAACAATCTTCAATAGAGACATAAGGCTAGACAGAGAGTCACTCGAGGCGATGAAGATAGATAGGCTAAGGAAAATAAATGAGGCTATGACTCAGGCATTAGAGCTTGAAAGCTTCAATCCTTTACTAGAGCAATACATCGCCACCAAGTCTGACCAAGACTCGAAGATACTAAGTGATGTTATAAAAGGCCTGCCAACTGTAGATGTAACGCTAGCTAGAACAAAGGCATCTGCTTTTGTAAGGGCGAACGCCAATGCAATATTGTCTGACTTTAGTACGGCTGAGAAATCTCAGAGAATAGAGGAGATGATTAATGGCATGACAGCCACTATGATTGACATGGCTTTAGGCAACCAAAACAGCACAGAAATTAAAGAGTCTCTTATTGAGCCTTGGACAGAGTCCACGGGAGTGTTCCTTCTTGAATACTCTCAGCTAGCAAGAGAGGTGTCTGAAATAATGTCCAAGCTTGACACTACAGCTACTAAATTTGGTGGGCAGAGCAATGTAAAAATAGAATCAAAGTATAGAGTTCAAGCCGCATTACTCCAACTAGAGTTCCTATTAAACCCTGACAATCCTAATGTAGCTAGCGTAGATGCATACATTGATGCTATTGTTGGTCCTTTCGAAGGGACTAAGGGTAACAGGGTGGAAGGATATAATAAGCATGACATTAAAATATTGAAGCAAATCAAGAAAGACTTTGCAAGATTAGATATGTCTAGTGTCGGTGCTTACATACAGTCTCTAGAAAAGATTATGTCTCCAGAAGAAATAGAAGTATTTCAAGACATGAGAAAAATGTATGACAAGCTATCTGATTATAATGAATACGTTAGTGGAACAATACTAGGTAATGAGGTTGTCGAGTATGAGGGATATGTTCACCACTCATCTATAGTTAGGCCGCACGGACAAGATGTTGAGTTAGCTTCAGAGGCTTTGAGAGCTGAGTCAATCACTCAAGCTAAAATAAACAAAGAGCCCCCTCCAACAGTAAATAGAACAGAGGGTGGGGTTGGAGTAGCCATACATTTTGACCCTGAGTACACGTATAATAGAGCGGCCAAATCTTTAATTGAATACGCCAACGTAGCTCCCGCATCTCTATTGGTAGATAGAACAATATCCAAGACGGGAACAAAGTTAGATGGTGAAAAATCAGATGTGTTCAATGGCGTAAGGAGCTATATGGCTAACCTAACAGAGCAGATAATAAGGAATGTATCCTCAGTGGATCAAACATCTTCGCTGTTAAGTTTTACCGATATGATGACAACCCTAAGGAAAAATGCGTTCAGGGGATTGCTAACAAACTCAAATAGATTTGCAGATGCTGCATCCAATGCTGTGTATGCGATGACTATCCCAGAGATAATTACCCCAGGGGTGGCAGGGTATTTGAAAATTTGGAATTCAGATATGTCAATGAGCACCATCCTTCAAAATACAGGATGTACAGTTGGTCAAAGAATTGTTCCTAGCAAGGCAGGTTTTGGTGGAAAGGCTAGTGCTACGGAGACAGGCGTTGTTATAAATAACGTAGACCAGGCTCGGTCAGATATGTCCAACTACTTGCTAAACCTTTTTAGGGTTGGTGAGATTCCGTTTGAGAAGGTAGGGGAAATTTCAGACTTTATAATTACCGCACCTGATAGACCGTTTGCAGGGCCTGTTTGGTTTGGGACGATGGCTAATGAATTCAATGCGATAACAGGGGAGAATATAGATTGGGAAGCCATTCACAGAAATGATCCGGCATATATGAATATGTTCTCTAATGCAATAAGACAGGCTAGAAGAGCGGCGGATGAGAATGTTACTAGAATGATTACTCAAACGGGGTCATTGGCTGACTTGAGAATGAGAATTAACAATCTAAAAAATAGCAAGAAAAGAAAAATATTCTCAGGTAAAGCTATCACGGAGGCTTTATTTGCAATGAGCACGTTCCAATTGAATGACGTTGATAATTTTAGAAAGGCAATATCTGGATTATCAAAGAGCGGGAAGATGAGCAAGGGCAATGCGGCTAGGCTTTTAGCAGCAACTCAGTTCAGACAGATAGCTTATTTCACTGCAAAGGCATACACGATTGGGTATGTACTAAGTCTATTTGCTAGAGATGACTATGAAGATGAGCAAGGGCAAGAATTTATGCCTGAAAACTACATTGATGCACTTAGAACGGGAGGCATTCAAGGGGTTGCGAGTTTGATGGGGATATACGATGCCAATCAAATGACAAGTCTATTTATATCCTCAGGTATAAATACGGTTCAAGAGTGGATAACCGAAGGTGAAGTTGATTTTCGTCAGAAGGCTGCGTATGGGAATAAGATTTTAGAAAATATGATGGGGCGTGTGGATGAAACGTCAGAATGGGAGCAATACATAATCGCTGCTATGGCTATGGCTGGCCCTACTTTTAATTTTTACGTCAAGCCATTTTGGAAATGGGCTATGGCTAAGAAAGAGCTAGACGATTTAGGCACGGATACTGATCCATTTACAAACAGAAGGAGACAAAGCCTAGAGAATAAGATATCTAGGTTGGAATCTCGACTTGGTTTGTATCCTTTCTCAGGAGAATATAGTGGAACTATATTTGGAGTTGCTATGCCAGGGTTCTCAGATATGCAAAAGGTTCTTAACGAGACAGCTTCCGATTGGGATTTTGATATGGCTATGTTTGAACAGATCGGAGTTGACATAGCTATGTCTCAATATAGCCAAGACCTTAACTCTGAAATAAAACCAAACTTCAGGTACGTTACGGTAAAAAATGAACTAACTGGGAAGGTGGAATATATACCTAAAGAGTATAATGGATATGATGAGAAGGCAACCACTAGGTTTAACCCTGAGACAGGTGAGACTGAGCAGGGTGGAGAGACGTGGTCGGATGTAGAGTCTGAAGTAGAGAGAAGATATAATGTTGATTTGAATACTGAGTTGGCTAGAATTTTAGAGGCTAGATATGGCAAGAAGCTTGACCCTACAGCTATAACAATGTCCGGAGGTCAGCCGGTCTACTCTATTCAAACGCCTGAGTACTTAAATAGATATGGCATTACAATGGCTCAGAAGAACTCAGCTCAAAGAGAAGCAAATAGAAACTTAGGATTTGCTGGTGGTAGAGACAATGAGCTTTTGAGATATGACAACAATGGTGAGAAGGGTATAGGTTATGACTACTTGATGGATGTTATTGGTGACTTTTCTTACAAGCACTTTGGTGTGAAAAAGACAGTGGCACTAGTTAGTAATTATACTGGAAGCTATGGAGATGCTGATGTGTACTACACATATGAAGAGCTTAACGAGTTGAAATATGAAGAGTATAATTTGTTGGCAGGGGTAGGCAACGCTACTGTTGTAGGTGGAGAGCCATTCTTTACAGCTGGTCAAGTCAAAGAACTATATGAATCAGATGTAGTAATAGATGCTCAAACAAAAGAGGAATACATTCATCCAGATTATGAGCTAGAAGATGAGCAGCAAATGAGAGATTGGATAAACGACGGGTTTAGTTCGGGTCTCAATATGCCTAGCAAACTAGAGAATGCAAATGATGACGACCTACTTTCACTTGAAGAGGTGTCTCAGCTAAGCCCATATGGTCAAGTCCTTAGCAAAGCTATCACTGACCTTAGAAAATCCAACGAGGACAAGACTAAGGCAGAAAAAGACAGCGAGGAGTATAGATTTACTTACGGTGACCCTAGTGTGCACGTTGGGCACTCAAACTTTATTCAAGTGCAAGGAGAGTTAAGGGTTGCTGGAGGATTTAATAATATACCATACCCAAAGACTAAATACGTCAATATGTATGACGCTACCGTTAAGGCTCCATAATCACATTGATTGCGGTATGACCTCCAATAACAACGCCACAGGCTAGTGCCTGCTTCTTATAGTTGCGAGCATAGGCCTGCGAATAACTGTCCCTATCTATACCGCAGCCCACCTGCATAGCGAATATTTTTTTATCCTGTCCACATAGGTGCTCTACGTAAGCTTGCGTGTGGATATGCCCCTGCACAGTGGACATCATATCATTCTTTGCCCGGGTGCGGGCTGTGCCTCCCTCGCCATGTACGTATTGCACGCCATCAATGACGAAGCGAGGACGCCAGTCCCAATTAGTTTGTAGTACTTCGTTGTAAGATTTTATCCAAGCCTTAGGTATACTAGACGAGAAGGCCTTGCGCATAATGATCCGATCATGATTGCCTATACAAACCGTGGCCTTCTTGAAAGCAGTAGACCAATCATATATTCTATCTATAGCGAACTGCAACTCATCATCTCCACCAAACCCCTCAGGGCTTGTCTCATGATATGAGGCATAGTGATTATCGATGATGTCCCCACAAAAGTGTACGGCATTGCAATTGTATTTTTGATAAGTCTCTACACAGAACTGCAAGTAACCTGGCTGACAGAACGGCTCGTGAATATCTCCCACAACCAACAAACGTTTCTCGTTGCTAGTTAAGTGGTTGTATGCAGCCAATCGTTGGCCACTTAGTCTAGGTCTAGATTCCTTCGGTGTCATCTTTAAGAGAATTTAAAAGGTCAGTAAGTGCTTGTATCAATTTCTTTATGGCACGTCTTGCCTCCTTCCTTTCTTCATCTACCCAGTGCTCATAGATTTCATTAGCGAGATCATGAATCTCATCCATTGTTTGGTTAACATGATTGATCCTGTGTTTCATATCTAGTCCATTGAGGAAAGCATAGGTCCTCCTATGAGAGGGTCAATACTCTTTATGGCTTTGTAAATCTTGCGAGACATCTTCTTGACTTCCTCCCTTTCTTTCTTGGTTGAGTCAACGCCCAGCTCGGTGTACATAATACAATCCATCTCAAGAAGAGAATCAATTTTACGCCTATTGCCCCAAGACTTGTAACCTAATATCTTATCGATATTATTATCCGAAGCAAGCAGGTTTTTATTTGAGTTCATAATTACAATATATTTAATTTTTCTCTGATGCCGTAATTAAATTTTCCACAAGGGCTATTTTGCTGCCTATTGTTTTAGACATTTCAAGTTCTTCAAGGAACTCTAAGGCCTGCTGCCGTAGTGGAAAGTTCACATCATTCTTCATTATTTCATTGGTCAATATTGCAAAGTCGTTCGCATATTCCCTGTCGGTGTCCATATAACTATCGTGAACCCTGAGGCCGTGTATCACGCTGGCGTGATGCCTACAAAAGAACGTGCCGATTTGACTCAAGGAGAAACCATAGTTCTTTCTTAATACTTTAAATGCCATACATCTAGCCTTGACCAGGTGGTGTCTCCTCAAGTTACTTCTCAAATCTTTTATAGTAACACTTTGATTCTCTGATACCGCTTCGGTAACCATCATTGCTAATTCTTCTCTATTCATTTGTTTTCATTTAAGTAATCTAAATAATCATCTACGTGGACTTCTTCAATGTCCATAAAAGATAAGGGAGCATCCTCATCTTTGTACACCACTAGCTTCAGGAAACAAGGGAAATCATCCATATCATTTACCGTCACCATTATTGCGTGGAATGTATCGTTGGGGATGGCATCATAGTCCCTTGCTATCTCCACCATCTTATGCGCCATTCTTATTTTAACAGACGGATCAAGCTCATCCATCTTGTCAGCAAATCCCTCCTCAATGTTTACCATTGTATACTTCTGTTCTGCACCCATGTTCTTCAAGTTCTTTTAATCTAAATTGCTGTAACGGAGACAGCCTACCATTCGGAGTTTTTATTTCAGAGAAGAGCACGTCAGCTCCCGCTGGAATTGCAATCAAATCAGGTATCCCATTCTTGTTGGTCTTTATAAGTTTGATTACGTAATAACCCTCTGACTCTAACTCCTTAATTCTTTTCGATTGTATTTGTTGCTCTCTCATTCTTTAAGATACTAAAGTCCACAGTAACCAGAGTCGCACTCACCAAAGCTGTCGTCAAACAGTTTTATCTGCGGCTTCCAGCTTATTATTTTCTCGTATGACATATCTTTTTTAAATGTACCCTTGCCATTTTTCTCAAGATTTGAGAAGTACTCCATCTTCTTTGGAAACTTTGTGTGCATATGCTTCAACAGTGCTGGCGTTCTCCACCAACAACCAATACAATTATTCATATACGCAAAACGAACAGGCTTGTCACTCCAATAATGCTCTATGTTGTCTTTGTATATATTATCCTCAATCAATGGGTACTCAGGAGCGCAGTACTCAATTGTCTTCCATTTATTCCTGCCGTCTTTGAGTTTACCAATTACAATCTTAACTTCAGTCTGACCGTTCTCATTAAGTTTGCTATTCATAGTATTAGCCCTGCTCTTTTCGTTAGCTCTAAACCCAAACCTCATTATCACGTCGTCATTTATGGTATTGTGCCTCCAAGATGCAATAGGTTTAGTCTTCATTTCAGATGTGCAAAACCTGCGTATTCTATTGGGAAGGTATCCACCAGCCACATCATGTATAGTGCTTTCGAACGTGGGGCCAGTCACCCAAATTATAGGCCTGCCTATGTACTGCTCTAAATCAAGCATCGTATATATAATTGCATCATCTTCAGCTGTAGCAATGAACGGTGCTTGAATTCTATCTTCTATTTCTTGAACAATCTTTTTATCCTTTATCCTGCAGCTATCATCTTCAATTCTTACTAGCGCAAATACATCGTAGTCCGCAGGATAATGCGCTGCTATATAGCTTGAGGTCTTCCCTCCTGATAAACTGTTTACTGTCTTCATAAGTAATCGTTTTTAAAGTGTTTAAGAGTGTAGTCTTTCTTGCTTATCACTGCCTTATATATACGAGTTTCGATACCCTTGTCTGCGAACACCCAATACACATCGTTCTTTAGCCTGTCCTTTGTGGTCATCCTATCTCTTGATTGCCAGTAGCTAGTAGCAGAGAAGTCAATGTTGTAATACACTAGAGCGTCAGCCTCACGTAGACTGATACCCTCCCGGCCACTTACAATCTGTAGCGCAATGTTCTTATCACTGCCATTAAAGTCATCGAGCTCAGTGCATAGCGTATCACCAAACACATCCTTCAGTGCCGTGAGCTCCGCCTTGAACTTGTAGAAGATACCAATCTTCTTGCCCTTGAAATGATCGCGTATGAACTCCGCCTTACTGTGGTCGAACACCATACTCTTGCCGCTCTCAAACTTAACAGTACCACTATACATCTGATGCATCTTACCCATCAGCTTGACAGCAGTATCTGCTAGCACAACCTCATCATTACCCTGAAGCACTAGGTCTTTCTTGAGCCTCTTTATCATGTCGTATGTGCTGTCATTCATCTTAACAAACAAGGGTCGCTCCTTAGTATCAACCACAAACCCAGCATCCTTCTGAGAGAAACTGATTGTGTATGGCTTCATCCTCTTCAGGATTGCCTCCTTGCCATTGCTATAGTCAGTTATCGTATGCGTGCCCAATCGCTTTTGGCTTTTGAATACCATCTGTTCAGCAAACTTGTAGAAGTTCTTGTAGAAATTGAATGGATTGTTTGGGATACCATACACCTGGTGATACATCTGAGAGTAAGATTCGGGTGTTGGTGTACCTGACAGTAGGATAACCCTCGCTCGTGTCTTAGAGAGCAGCTTAGACACCTCCTTGGCCCTCTTACTAGGCTTAGGGAATGCGCCCATGCCGTGCGCCTCGTCACATATTATAACATCCCACTTGATATTGGGAATCTTGTGAAGACTCTCGTAGTTTATGGTAGTCATCTCATAGTCAGGACACAGCAACTCATAGTCACCTTCGATTGAACTTATTGCTTTCTTCTTTGTTATAAACAATACGTTCCTTGCGTTAATCCTTTGGCATATGCCAAGGCTTGTTAGAGTCTTGCCTGTGCGAACCTCCATCGCCAGATACACAAACCCATGTGTGGTAATTATCTGAGTACCACGCTCAATTATTTCCTTCTGATAATCTCTAAACTCTATCATATTAAAAAGGGGGGTCATCGTTAATAAATCTAAACCATCGGCCACTTGCATCCTTCCCCTCCTCCGGTGGCTTTCCATACTTGAATGTTCCATAAGCTGCGAGCCACTTGTAGAATCGTATACGACTCACTGTCATCTTAGCCTTTGGAGCAAAGTCAGGGTACTCATCCGTGAACTTAGCATACATCTCCTGCGCGTGGATCCTGCCTTCTCTCTCAAGAATCTCAGCAACCTCACTACCCTTGATAAGGCCACACCACTCAATAAATTCATGGCAGGTCTCAGCACTAAGCTTACGCACCGCAAGGTTGACGAACTCACTCTTGACTAATCCCTCCACCATATACAGCTGGAGACATCCAATCATGTAGTTGTCAAACGAGCACCACTCATCATCATCCCAATCACCAAACATCATACGACCAAACTCATCAAAGGGTGTGAAGTCTTTATTGTAGAACTGATGTAGCTCCAGCTCCCACTTACGTCGTTCAAACGAATTACCCTTACCCTTGATGGCATAGTTAGTAGTGATTGAAATCTTAGGAGACTTCTTGAATGGTATCTTGATTGCGTCCTTGTTCTTCTTCTCTAGCGTGAGACCCTCTGTAACTACAGAGAACAGCCGCTCAAAGTTGAAGGCCTTGCGCACATCATCAAAGCATAGTATCTGAGTATCTGCTGACACTAGCTGATAAGCAAACGAACTCTCGAATGTGAATGACTTACCATCGATAGTGACCAGCTTCTTCATATGTGATAGGGCATTCATAAGAAGCCCCTTACCTGTACCTCCTTCAGGGTTGTCTGAAATGACCTCGTCATTCAGGATCACAGCAGGACAGTAAGACATATTCTTGTGGCCATGCATCAGGTATCCTATAGTAGACTCCATTGACTGAGTCCTCTTAGAATCTTTAGCACAGATGTTACTTACGAACGTCTTGAAGTCACACTTACCTGGCTCACACATAGTGAAGTTCCTATCAATGACGTGGTCCTTCCATACGTAACCACCCAAATCAAGGTAGTCAATAGGTATCACCTCAGTAGGAGTAATCTTTACAGCGCAGTTGCGGTAGTACAGATAGCTCACCTGCTTCTCATCCTCGATGAAGTACACATCAATAGATGCAAGCAGCGTAAGGAACTCCTCCCTGAAGTATCGCACGTTGTCAGCGAAGTAGTTGTACAGCGTGGCATCCTCCAGCTCTAGCAGGTAGTTAAGAACAAAATCCTTTATCTCCTTCTCTGAAGTGTGGTCAATCAAGTTGTTAGTCACCCTGACAAAGACGTAGTTCTTACTACCCTCAGGGTTGTACTTGTAGAAGCCGTGCTCCTCCAAGAAATTCTTGAATGATAGGTGCATTATCTTGATGCGCCCCTTGTCATCCTTTGTCCAGAACTTCATATTGCTTTGCTCCTCCTCAATCCGACTGACCACAGAGTCAACCACACCCGGAGATATCTCAGCAGTCTCAACCTCCGCACGTATCTCCTTACGAGACATGCCTGCCTTTACCATATCACGTATCTTACTGACCTTCTCTTGGTCTTCGTATGATCGTGTATTGAACTTGTCTACATGGCGATAAGCAGAAGCGACAGTAGCCTTTATCTCCTCTTCGCTGAAGTCCTCTGCCTCATACCTAGTCAACACATACTCAGCCAACGAACGCTGAATACCAAAGTCATTGAACGCTGCTGCAAGAATATAGATATTGTGATTGCGTTGCCCCTCTACCATAGGGTACTTACGCTCCCACCACGACACTAAGATGTCAACTATCTTGCCTTCGTTTGTGATTGGTATTGTAACGTCACCAGTGATTACCTCCTTGTGCTCATCCTCCGCTATCGAATCCCATACTGAGCTGTTCTCGTTGATGTGAATCAGTGGATCATAGCTTTCGTAGCACACCCGACTCACGTTCTTACAGGACACATCGAATCTGTCCGAGTTGAAGTACGACTTGAGCGAGTTGAAATAGTTTGTGTGGTTGTGTGGCTCAGGTGGTATCTTGACAATAACCTTTAGGCCATTGCCTGAAGGAGAAACAAATACCGAAAAGACGAACTTGTTCTTCTTCATCTGCTCCTTGTCCTGAAGCATGTCCTTCTGCCTGTCATAGCCATCGAAGTCAAGCCCAATGAAACCACTGTGCTCAACCAATGCAGCGTCAGACCTGCGGGAGAACTTGCCACTAAAACAAATGGCAGGTAGTCCTTGCTTTAATTCATTGCGCCTGGACTTATCTTTCTCCGACCTTATCTTCTTTATTAAATCTTTGGATGCACCATCTCTAATCCTGTGTAAGATGTAGACGATGTCCTTGTAGAATGGCTGGTCGGTATCTTTTATGTTTCGAAATATTGTTATCATGTGATTTGATTACCCGACAAAAAAAAGGGGGAGGATAATCCTCCCCCCATGAACCAAACCACAAATTAAAAGGGTTGCTCCTCCTTCTTCTTAGGCTCATAAGTGTCGAGCTCCACATAGAAGCTGCCACTCTTTGCTTGGTTGATGTTGAGGTTGACCCATCCGTTCTTTGTACGGTCTTTGATAAACTGGATAGCCTCTTCAGCCTTGAGGCTGAGGTTACCTACAACAAAATCAGGAGCGTTATCACGTCGCTTGAAATTGAAACCGTCTGCGAAAATTTTCTCTTTACTCATATTAAATTAATTTAAAGTTCCTCCACAATATAATGATTCTCGATTGATTCGGTGGAGGATTCCCCGAAAAATCTTTTATAAATTTCTGATGCCTCCTTCACCTTCTGCTCACCAGACCGCAGAAATTCATCCGAGCAATGGAACTGACCCATCGCTAGCGTTGTCTTATCAATAGCCCAAAACTCCATCGGCTTGCCGAACAACTTCTGATACAGATACGCCTGACTATCATAGTTGAACTTGTATGCCGACTGCCTAAAGCTATTGAGATTAGACGTGGTCTTCAGGTCAATGATGCGGGATCCTGCTACGATGTCCGCCTTGCCCTTCCAATCTAGGTCAAACAATTCAGTAGTAGCAGGCTGCTCGAACACATTGCCCTCTTCATAGATACCCTCAAAGAAATCGAAGTTGTGCTTGATGGCCTGAACCATCTTGTCTACATGGGCCTGCTCGTGACATAGTAACATCACACTGCCGTCCTGTGTAGCCTCCTTGTACGCCTTCGTTGACCTTGTAGTTGCATCGATGCATTGTATTTCCTTGGCTTTCTCGGGCTCGAGTATAGACCAGTGAAAGTACCTGCCCATTATCAGGGCTTTGCTATCTGTCCTAGCCTTCCTGAAGTTTGCAGGATTAACTAGGAGTGATGAGATGTCGGAGTTGGACAGCCACTGCTGCCCATACTCCCCGTAGTACATCTCGTCAATCTTGAGATTATTTAAGACCTCACTCATGCCTTAGCTCTTAGCGCAGTCTTAGTCTTAGCATCTATCTTATACTTAGTAGACAGTTGCTTTATGATATCATCGAACTTGTGCGTGTCCTTGTTAGACTCTACGTACTTACAGACCTTAGCCCAGTTCTTATCGTCTACCTTCAGGGGTTGCAACTTAGTAGTAGAGGCAGGCTCAGAAGTACTATCTCCCGGCAAGTCCTCACCCGTCCACAATTGCAAGCCCAATCCGTGCATAGCAATCGCCTTGGCAGTTGATCGCTGGATAGTCTTGTTGACATCGAATGCCGTCATGCTATCTACAGGTATGGCCTTGTTGCGGTAGTCCATCACAGGCAGCATATCAATATGCTCTAGCCCATCGATAGTAATACCGACCTTGACGTATGCCGTCTGTCCATCACTGAAGAAGTTGAGACCCGTGTGCTCGTGCTCATACACTGTGCGTTGTGCCTCAGGATAATGCTTCTTAACTAATGACCAGGCATCTGCCCATGATACATAATCTAACGAACCCTTGCGCTTGACCCTATCCTTGAAAGGGATTGCGCTTAACTTTTGAAATACACTCATAATGATTTGATTTTTTCATTGTAGTTGTTAATGAGCTTCTTAATTCTAGGATGGACTGACTCCTCGCGAAGCCCATTTTGCATGGAGTCAATCATTACATCGAGACGTTCGGTGCAAGCATTTAAGTATGTCAGTATTATGGCTTTATGCCATCCGTATTTTAGGAAGACGCTAGCGTCCTGCTCCTGATAGTGTTCTGACGTACACTTATATACCTTCAACTCCTCGTCCTTGATGTATACTTTAAAGGTTTTGTTCAGCACGAAGGCAGGATCCTTGCCCATCGCCTTGACGAAGGTGGATGATCCATCCTCTCGCGCGTCCCTCCAAACTTGATTTACTGTATACATTCTTCGATGATTTGTTTTACCAACGAGTCGACGTTCTTATCGTCAGCCATCATACGCTGGATGCGTTCGATGCCATACTTAATAAGACCTGTCTGAGGAGAGTTGACTCCACCTGTGTAGAGTTTAACATACTCCCTGACATATGCAGGCGTAACACCTGCCTCGTTGCATGTGTAGAAAAACAGATGTCGAGCATCTGATACCAGCCGTGATTTGTCCTTAGCAAGGATGTTGTCAGTGGGTATCTCCGTCTTCTCGGAGACCACCCTCAAGCAGTTATCGAATGTTATCTTCTTTAACATTTAATTTGATTTGAGCTCAACGTCTTGAGCGTTTACATTAACGTCATCAGACTCGTCAGTCTTGAGACGACCAGCATACATGACAGCTGCGCGGTGCAGGTCATCATTGAGTGTCTTTACGAATTGCATATACCTTACGTAGAAATCTATCGTTGCATCTACCTGTGCCTTACTCATTTTCATCTACTTAATTTCAAAGTGCCATTTACTCGCCAAGAGAATTGCATTCAATTCATCCTTGACATTGCTAATATTATCTCGCACCTCTATCCTTGTGCGACTATCCATATCATCCATCAACTTGTACATATCTACAAGATGATCCTTCATTATGCTGACGTGTTGCTTTATGCTGGTCAGCCTTTCTTTCTTCTGATGTTTACTTAATTCCATTTAAATTATTGAGGTTAACTAATCCAATCTTTCGATTGCTTTGAATATGGGATACACTACCTGCGGCACTATTGCGTTGCCGTATCCTTTGATTGATTCTTTTCTCCATTTAGAAAAGGTGATACCGTCCAATTCGCGGGGAATCCCATCATCTCCGCACAGAACAGGGGGTTGAGATGGGAAGGAGTCCCAAGGCGTTGATATCCAACCTCCGCCATCTCTTCCCCGAGGTTGCTCTTGCCCCTGTCCCTCAGTGCATGGCGTTCGTCCTGAACCTTTGGCGTTGGTAGCATCCCGTTCTCCGCTACGTCCCTGAGCTTCACTCCCCATCGTTCGCCCTTCTTGTTCTCCCGATACCATCCGTTGCCATCGTTCTTCACCCCGCTGGCCTTGCCACCCTCCACGTCCGTTGTGCGTGGCGTCGGTAACATCTGACTGATTTGCGTAGCTAGGTTCGGTATCTTTGTTCCGTTGGGATACTTCTCCATTCGCTTTTGGAACGTCTCCAAGTTCACCACGTCCTCCCTTGTCGTTGGCGTGAGCAACAAACCATACCCTGTCTCTTTTGTGCGGGGCGTTGACGCTTGCAGCTGGAAGTATAAACGGGATGACTTCGAAGCCTTCATCTTCCAAGTCAGCTTGCACCTCATCGAAAACCAATCCTCCATTCCAACTAAGCAGGCCACGAACGTTTTCGCCCACGACGTACCTTGGTTTAATTTCTCGTATTGCTCGTAGCATTTCAGGCCAGAGATGTCTATCGTCGTTTTTACCTTCTCTCTTGCCTGCGACGGAGTAAGGTTGGCAAGGGAATCCCCCTGAGAGGATGTCGATTTGTCCCCTGTGAATAGTAAAGTCTGTTTCTTTGATGTCTCCATATGATATTGATTTAGGAAAGTGATGATTTAATACCTTGCGCGGGAAGTCTTCCCACTCGCAGTGGAATACGTTTGTCCAGCCCATCCATTGGGCAGCCAAGTCGAACCCACCTATACCTGAAAATAAACTACCATGTCTCATCATCTTCCTCATCTTCATGGTCATAGAAAAACCCTTGGTCAGGGCAATGCTGATTGTGTTCGTTAACCCAATCCGAATGATGGTGCTCATTGAGTGTCGGTGATATGTGCGCATCCTTACTAAACGCCAAGTCTATACCAAGCTGCCGATCATTGTTCACGTCACCCGTCAACCCCTCGACCTCGTTCATCTCTGCGAGCAACTGATAAAAGTCCTTGCCACCGAACACTCCATACCCATCGTAGTCATCCTCCTTCCACACGTTACCCTTCTGGTCTCGCATGTATACTACCTGTGAGGAGTAGCCCTCGACATGTCTGTTACGGATACTTCTTCCCGTATCCATTGCAATCCAACTAAAAAATCCCATAAATTCTATTTTAAGTTTTCAATTAAATAATCCTTGACGAACTTTTCTAGGTATCCGTCTTCTACCTCGTCCCAAAAATCAACAGTCCACACTCTGTCATACGAAGCATCAAGATGGGGCGGCCCTAACAACTCACGCTGGTCTAACCCCTCATCGTAGTAGAACTGCTCTATCTTTTCGATTGGTATTACTTTCCTTTCCCTTTTGATGAAGGTGGGTGCGCTCCAAGTGAAGTCAACCAAGAGGTCGACTGTGTGATTAGGTCCATCAATCTCCTTGATGTTCTTAATAAATAACTCTGTCATAATTTGTAGTTTAGTTTGACAATAATAAATAATAAAATGTTAATATCAAAATATTTAACATCTGTTAACATTCACGATTCCTTCTGTTTAATTCCTTCGTGCCAACCTCTTGAGGCTAACTCGTTGAGCAAATCTTCTGTGCTTAATTCTTTCATTCGACCTCCAAGAATTGGGGTTTCTTCCAACTGGTCTGAAATAATTTGCTGATTTCGAAGCGACAAATCTTTAATTAGCACAACCTCTTCATCTCCATACAAGTCATCCACAGCCTCTTGCTTGTTGCCATAGATGATTACCTCTCCTGTAGTAAAGCGCAGCATATTGTCTAACGCTCTGTTATAAATTACATACTCGTTGTTTTTCATTCGTCCTTGTATTTATATTCTAAAAATTCACACCTGTCATGCACACGCTCTTTGATTGTATGCCAGGCCCCCTCATACACATCCTTTAATACTTCCCTTGCGTCCTCATCTGTACACTCGTACCGATCAGTGACGGTGCATATGTGAGCAACATCTACCACATACCCTAAATCCTCAAGCACTTTCTTGGCTTGTTCAAATGTTATACTACTCATTGCTATGCAAATTCTACGTTAACGTTTACACTATGCATAGGCTCGTGCGTGCTTTCTTCGAGCATTTCCCAAACCCTTGTAGCGAATTTTTCTTTGGTCTCTTCTTCCACAGTTTCTATGGGTAGTCTATCCCAAACCCACTTAAATTGTATATTGTCCACACTGAACAGCATACCACTGTCTCCCCATCCTCCATACAATGTGTATTTGATGCTGCCATCTGTTAGTCTACATATGAGCGTCTTCTTGTTGCCCAATGAATCTTGTAATTGAAAGTGAAATATTTTCATGAGTTCTCTTCTGTTAGTTTATTAAGTAATTCGATATGCTCTCCCCAATCATCGCCATATTGTTCATTATCCATTAGAAATGAAATAACTTCGTTCAATAATTTATTGTCTTTCATAGATTCTTTTCTTTTAATACTTTAACAATAGTTTCTTTCGGGTAACTTGTACACCGACTCAACGTTTCAATAGACTCTTGTCTACTATACATCATGCGAATCAGTTCGCTATAACTGACGCATATGGAATCCTTCACTGCCTCCGGTCCTTTCTGCCTTAGCAGATTATCAAAATAGATATTCATGTTTGTGTTTAAGTGTTAAAAATATTTGGGCTGTCTACTACAAAGCCCAGCTGGATGCCCTCCTCCAACTTAGCCTTAGTTCCTTTGAACCGAAGTCCGAGTATGTACTTACCTCTCTTGCCTATCATGATGTCATCCGCCACGTCCCCATCCACGACATCAAACCCTCGCCATGTCTTCGGCAGTGCTTCACCTTTCTTGAGGTTGAACACTACAGATACAGGCGTATTGTATTCTGTCATTGATGTAACTGCATCATCCCAATTCTGTCCGTCGTAACTGAACGTCAG